CGGAAGACGTATCCGGTCTTGAATATTTAAATGTCCCAGTTGGAAGCAGTGCAACCGCCCCCAGTACCAGCGTGCCACCGGCGATGGGCTCCGGTCTTGAGCATTTAAATGTTCCAGTTCCCGATGCAATGGGCTCTGGTCTTGACTTTATGTCGGTTAGGGATGACAGGTTAAGTGGCGCTGATCGTCCAAATGATCAGGCCAAAAAGTCTGGAGATGCAAGTACAGTTATTGATCTTGTTTCCGCTTATGCGCGTGATTCAGGGGCCGTCGGGCTTTTCAGTACCATCGGCGGGATAATCCTCGGTGATCGAAAACCGTTTGTCGAGGAAACCAAAAACCTCGGTACCCTTGGAAGCAATATAAAAGCGATGCTCAATGCCGCCGCCAGCTTCCTTGCGGGCGATCCAAGACCGGTCCTGGCGGCCCTGCCAACTGAGGTGCAAACGACTATGGCTTTGTTGAGTTCTCCCACGGCATTTATTAGCAACTATATCGTCGGCACTGGAAATAGGCTTGTCAATCTAGTCCTCGCCGACCCTGAAGCGGTCGCCGAGGGCGTTGAAGGGTTTACAGTCGACGGGTTTATCAGAGCAATCGCCGAACCATATATCGAGGAAGGTAAAACGATCCTGGGGGCTGGAGAGCGCCTCATTGCCGCCATCAAAAAAATTCCCGGTGGGGGAGGCGTTGATGTCGCTCCCCTCGACAGAGCGCCCGATGATCCCGGCGCTAAATTGCCGGAAATCTCAACCTCCCCAAGGAAGAAGGGGAACCACCTTCTCAATTTTCCAAATGGACCGTGGCACGGAGAGCCATTTTATTCGACTGATGGGAAGAAGTTTACTCGTAGTCCGCCTCTCCCATCACCCGCCAGCCGGACCAGTGATATCGATACCAGTGATATCGATGATGTTCAGTAAAATCAATTGATAGGGAGAGCCGTTGTTATTGAACCATCATTCTTTCAGTAGTTTTAAGGAGAAATAATATGCCAGAAACAGTAAGATTTACAGACATATGCACCGGGCACGGATGTTATCCACCTCGTGATAATGCTAGAGGTTCACCTAATGTATTCGCTAATAAGTTAGAGTGTCATAGGGTAGGAGATAAGTGGAATACTCACGGATGTAATGACGACCAAGCAACTATTGATTGGCTCAACCCTGCTCTACCAAGTGTACCGTACTTGAACCCGGACGACTACCCAAGCGACCCAAGCGGGATGGACTCCGGTCTTGACTTTTTAAACGAGTGGGTGAACCCGGAGTGGGAGAACCCACCGGAGACGGAAGAAGATGAGAACGGAGAAGTATGTATACCACACGAAGGTACTCAGGCGACCGGTTCACCAAATGTATTTGTTAACCGTAAACCATTAGCGAGAATTGGAGATGCAATTGACTGTGGTTCTTTAAATCTAACAGGTTCTAGGAATGTAATTACAAACGGTTAGTATAAATATAGTAGAACTTAGAGGAAAAAATAATGCCCCAACCAATAAGAACACAACGAGTTAGAAAATATAGAGACCTCGACCTTGATATGTTGATTCATCCGCTGACTAATGACGTGGTTGGGCGTTCTGATGTGGATGCTATCAATGGAAGTGTCATTAATATAATAAAAACTCAGCGTGGAGAACGAGTATTCCAGAGTAGATTTGGCTCAACGTTATATCATTCGTTATTCGAGCCTATGTCTACTGAAACACGAGTTACATTGAAAGACGCTATTGAGCAGGCAATTCGCACATTTGAACCTAGAGTAAACTTAACAGGAGTATTAGTTACCGCAGACCCAGACAGAAACGGTTACGATGTAACCATCGCTTATGTACCAAAAAATGAGGGGTCTCCAATAAACTTAGATTTCTTTCTAAACAGATTGAGGTAGTAAAGATATGGCAGAAAATCCAAAAGCACTAAACTTGAGTAATCTTGAGTTTGGTGGAATAAAAAATAATATAAAAGAGTTTATGAAGGGACAGAACGAGTTCGTAGATTACGACTTTGATGGCTCTGGAATGAGTGTATTGTTAGACGTAATGGCATATACTACTCATTATATGGGATTCCATACGAATATGGCTATCAATGAAGCGTTTCTTGACACGGCCACCCTCCGAAATTCTGTAGTATCTCACGCAAAAAGCATTGGATATATTCCAAAATCAGTTACAGCCTCTGAGGCGATTGTCAAATTAACTTTCAATACGACTGGTTTTAACCCATCATATATCATTGTCGAAAAAGGAACACAATTCGTATCTAATATCAACGGAGTACCAACTACATTCACAAACTTAGATACAATAAACATATTCGCCGACGAGGGCGGAGAGTTCGCTGGAGAAATAAGACTACGCCAAGGTTCATTAAAAGAACTAGAGTGGACTTACGATGCAGTCTCAGAAATACAAAAATTCTTCATTGATGATGACACTTGTGATAGGGGCTCAATCACGTTGACCGTTGATGATAAACCCTGGACGAATAATCAAATTCTTTCTGAACTAGATGGTACTTCCACGACATTCTTTCTTCAAGAGGGATTAGATGGAATATCTGAAATTTACTTCGGTAATGAAATCTTTGGTAAGAGACCTCGTGATGGACAAGTAATTAAAGCGGTTTATCTAAGCACTGTTGGAGCCGAGGGTAACTATACATCGACTATTAATGAGCAAACATTTTCTCTTGTATCAACTATTGATTCAAATTATACAGCAGGAGAAGTAACTGTAGCCACAGTGGATATATCTTCTCTTGGTGCTGAAAAAGAAACAACTGACAATATTAAAGAAACTGCCCCTAGGTCATATGAGAGACAAGACCGAGCAGTTACAGCCGAGGATTATAAAACAATTCTTGTAGAGAAATATCCAAACATTGAATCAATTGCTATTTGGGGTGGGGAAGATAATGACCCGCCACAATATGGTGCTGTCTTTATCTGTATCAAACCGAAACACGGATTAGAATTATCGCCATTAACTAAACAAAAATTAACAGACGAAGTACTATCCAAATACAATATATTAGCGATTAATCCTATTATTACTGCACCAGAATACACATATATTGACGTAGATACGACAGTTAAATATGACCCATTACTAACTGTATTGTCTGCTAGTGAAATTCAAACTAAGATTATCAATGGAGTAAATAATTTCTTTGAGAGTGAACTTACTCAGTTTAAAGTGACAATGCGATATTCTCGCCTTGTTAATACTATTGATACGTCTGATGATTCTATCTCTAACAACTTGACAAGTATTAAATTTTTTAAGGCGTTTTTCATACAAGCAACGAACACGGTTGGTAACTACATTTTCAAATATAACAATGCAATTACTCCTGGTTCTGTTGTATCTTCAGTATTCGGTAATACAGAAGCAGGTACGCAATTCGCACTACTTGACGATGGACAAGGACATATTCTCTTGTATGATATTATCAATGAAAAATTCTTAAACACTGAACAAGGAACTGTCGATTATGAAAATGGAATTATTGAGTTAATTGGATTCAAACCAGACATCACACAGACAATGCAGTTTCTGGATACTAACTCAGTAATTGGTTTGTATGCTACACCCCAATCAAACGACATTTCTGCAATCCGAAGTAACCTTCTTATGCTCAATAAAACAAGTGTTACAATGCAGAGTATTAATTGATGGGCGTAACAGCAAATGTCGCGTAAAAAAGACAACTTTACTAAACATCCAGCGAAGTTTTTATCAATCTTTGTTGAGAGAATGGTGCCCGACTATGTTCGGGCAGAACATCCGATGTTCATCACGTTTGTTCGCAAGTATTTTGAATACTTGGAAAGAGAAACGGGCGTAAATGGTGAACTAGGTGAATTCAACCAGATAACAGATTTAATTCAGAACATAGACGTTGACCACGCTCTCGACCAGTTTATTCCAGAGTTTGAGAAACAGTATCTTCACGGTACTCCTCATTCTGCTGTTGACCCTACTGTATCCACTACAGATAAGTCTTTCCTTTCAAAAAATGTTCAGCCAGTCTATAGACAAAAAGGTACCACTTCTGCTCTAGACTTCCTCTTCAGACGAGATTTCGATGCAGATGTTGAAACGATGTATCCAAAGGAATGGATATGGAAAGCATCTGGTTCTGTATGGTATGAGCCACAGTGGATTACAATTCTAACAGACAAAGCCGCGGCCGAAGTTGGTGGCGAATATGAAGGTGCAACTGTAAATGTTCAGACCGCAGATACAGTCAGGTCAATATATAATAAAAAGATTATCGGCCAAGTCTCCGGAGCAACTGCTTTCGTTGATATGGACGAGTCAATATTTACCACAGATTACGAAAAATTACTACTCACAGAAGTTAATGGCGTCTTTATTAAAGATGAACAAATTTGGGAAGACGTAGGAACACAACTCAATGTTGTTCCTTATGTCGCAATCATTATATCAGAAGGCATAAGGACAGAGGGCGAATGTATTGTTAACGGGCATAGATGGACAGATAAATGGATGCACATTTCTGGTCATCCAAATGAAGTTCCCTTAGTTGCGCCACGAATAACAATTACAGGATTAACGTCTGGTGCCACTGCACAAATCTCAGGCTTTGACGTAGACTATACAAAATTAAATCTATTAGAAGTAGATGGTGACTTTCAACTCGGAGAAAAAATAGTTAACTCGGATGGTTTCTATTGGAATCCTACTCCAACCGAATCTTTCTGTACAACATCTACTGACTGGTCAGTTTTAGGCACCTTCGATAATATGATTGACTGTTTGGCGGCCCTGCATCCAGACGGATGGGATAAAGGTTCTCCTTACTATGGTGAATCTGCTTTTCTTGATTGGTATCCTCTTCTAGAAGTGACAACTGTACTTCAGGACGTAGAAAATAATATTTTAAATGGTATTAGTACTCCACCTACCACAAAAGAACATTGTGAGGCGTTAGTAGACGAGTCACAACCTTTAGTTGACACTGCCGTTTGGAAAACAAATGGTTATTGGATAGACTCTGCTGGTTTCTTATCTTCTGACAGAAAATTACAAGATAACGATTATTATCAGGACTTCTCATATGTTATTAAATCAGAAGTTCCAATTGAAGCATACAGAGAAGTATTAAAGAAACTTGTCCACCCAGTTGGACTAAAACTATTCGCTGAATTCTCCTTCCGCTCTAGTGTTGACTTGAAAGTTGAGATGCCTCAAGATTATGTTAAGTTAATTGTTGCGATCTTCTCATACCTCGATGTTGCAATCGATATATGGGACCAAGAGTCAGAACAACACGGTACTCTCGGCCACGCTCACACTGGTTTTAGTGTACATCTTGAGAAAGCCTTAGATGAGTATATCATTGAGGTGATGAGTAGATTAGACAATAGGTCCACACTCATTACTCCAAATAATTGGAATGCTCCCGGCGAACACTTTGGAGTAGATATTCAGTCCGAAGACCCACTGGAAGGTGGAGCATTCCTCAAAGAAAAACTGATGACTGTCTGTTCTCCATTAACATTTATACCCGAGGAAGAATATGCCAAAGAAAAATCTTATGGACATTTTGAAGCAAATAGAGAGAACACAATCGTTCATAAAGTCTATGGAGTTGCAAATGACGTTATCGATTCTGTAGAAATTCAGGCATTTGAAGCCAAAGGTGTAATATACTCACACGGACGTAAGAACGGATTTGCACCATTAGTTCAAATATCGGTGACCAAAGGCCTAACCGAAACTCAAATCAGTTCTTCAGGGGGTTGGCATTATAATGTAGGGACATCAACTTGGGAACCATATGATAATTGGTGAGACTGATGTATGGCCTAAGGGCCCCTCATAAACAGAGAGAACTATTAAAGAGTTTTCTTAAATAAACGTATAAATAGTTCTGATTAAATAATCAAACTAAATAATTTTTAGGAGTTAGCAAAATGGGTGCAATTGTAACCAGTAAATTCAGAACACAGAACTTGATGGTTTTTATCGACCAGTTCAAAACTACTGGTTCTGCAGACGACAACTTCCTGTATCTAGGTTTTGGGCGGGCTGACGCTTGGCCGAATGATGCTCAAGGAAATGTCGAAAGTTCAGGTAACTTTACGCTACCTGACCCACTAGATGAAGATGAAAGTCAGTATTGGACCGACATTGTTGGTGCCAAGCGAATTCAGAACGATGACATTTCTCCGGTACTTCCTCGGCTTGACTGGGACACTGGAGACACTATCGCATTCGACGGAGATACCGCGGCAGGTATAACGGGAATCGCTGACCCTGGTCGTTCATTCGTATCAATAACAGGATATCACTCTACAGTAATGAACTCGGAATATCGAATTTATATGTGTACAGGTGAACCATCAACTGGTAAGTGTTATGTTGGTGGTGTTTATGACGGCGGAACAGCCACATCTCGTGCAACGTGTGAAGCGACTGCCGGTGGATTATGGCTACCTGCTGGTGCTTCTGACGAGCCAACAGGCTACACAGGAGATACCTCAGGTCTTACCGCTCAACCAATCAGTACGTCTGACAACTATGAATGGACATTCCTCTATAAACTAGGAATGAATGACATTATTAACACGACAACAGACGACTGGATGCCTGTTATTTATGGTACTGGCGTTCTTGCGGGTTCAGAACAAGCAGACTTTGGAGATAGCGATGCTATCTATACGCAAAAGGTTCGCCACGGTCTGATTCACGTTAGATTGGAAACCGCTGATGGGTTTACTGAGGACGATGACTTTAGACAGGTTGGGTTGTTACGTGATCCAGAACTAACAGGTGGTGGAACGAAAGCTCAGGCGGCTGTATATGTCGATGCGGATACAAGTCTGGAAGCAGATAGTGGACAGTTAATCTATCTCGAAAACAGAAGGGCGATTACTCGTGCTTCTGACCAGGTTGAAGATTTGAAACTCGTAGTAGAATTCTAAAAAGTTTTTAGAGTTATACGAATAATATTTTAGGATAATAGCGAATGGCATATAACTTTAACACATCTCCATATTATGATGATTACAATGTAGACGATAGATTTTTAAAAATCTTATTTAATCCCGGTCGTGCGGTTCAAGCGAGAGAATTAACACAAATACAATCAATTCTCCAGAATCAGATGTCGGCTTCGGCCAATCATATCTGGAAGAACGGCTCGCCCGTAGTTGGCGGACAAGTTAGTGTTGCAAAGAGAGATTGGATGCAACTCGCTACAACCGATACTACTTGGTTGAATCGTGTTGTATATGGTGAAACGTCTGGTGCTGTTGCTGTTATTGAGCAACTTCACGATGACGAGACTCAGCCAGTCTATTACTACCGAGTTCTTTCTGGAACATTTGCTCAAGCAGAAAATCTATTCACTTACGACACAGTTTGTGACGGTGGTTTCGATGTCAATGGAGATTGTATTGACAACTCTTGGTATGACTCCACTAAACTCTATAAAGCAGGTGTCATTGTTGGCACTGGAGAAGCATTAGAGGCAAGAGTTGCTAATGGTGTTTATTGGTTAGATGAATTTTTCACTCCAGTCTTAGCACAAGCTATTTTCCTAGACCCACTTTCAGCAATTCCATCTTGTAAAGTCGGATTTGATATTGAAGAAGTTATTGTAGCATCTACAACTGACCCACGACTTCTTGATCCAGCATCTGGTTTCTATAATCAGAACGCACCGGGCGGAGACAGATACCAGAAAACTCTGAGTCTTATTAAAGAAGCAGATTCGAGCGTAGCAAACAAGTGGATGTGGTTAATGGATATAGACCTTGGTCTTATCACCACAAAATACGAAGCCACTGACTATTCATTGTTATCTAATGAGATGGCTCAACGAACTTTTAACGAGTCAGGCAACTATACACTTAATCCATTTCCAATCGAATTCAAAGCAGGCTCTGACGCTGACCATTATAAAATTAAAGTAGACCCTTCCAAAGCATACATTAATGGATATGAACACGAACTTTTAGTTCCTATCACAGTCGAGGCCGAACGTGCAAGAACTACTAGACACGTAGCGAATGACCATTTCACTCCAGAATTTGGACCATATTTTGAAGTAGAATCAGTACAAGATATTAACGGCGTATTTAATGTCGTAAATAAAGAATATATTATATTCGTAACAGATGTTGGGCATACGTCTGCTAATACTACACCAACTACAATCGGTGTTCATAAACGTATTACTCACGTTACGCAAGAGGGATTGATGTATAGAATATATCTCGAAAATGCTATAGGTCTTGATGCAATTTCTCCTGCACTATACATTGTTTCAGAAGCAGATGTAGGAGTTTACGCAAAACTTTATCGACCTACTGGTGTTGCAGTCAAGAAGGGAGTTAATTATCCTTGGTTGTATGAAATACATTCAAAAACAGCATCATTAACTCTTGGACAGGTAACATTTTCTACACAAAAAAATTCTACAGCATTACTATCTGGTGCTCTTGCTACTGTACCTGCAGTTTTCAACGATATGCACTGGGAAAAAGTTTTATATATCTGGGATGAATTTACAAATTCAGTTATACCACAATACGGAACTGTAGCCTCTGGTGATACTTGGACTGCTGACCTATCAGGAAATACGTCTGCACTTATTACTATTGTAGACCAAACAACTGGCACGGCATCTACAAATTTATCTGGTCATAATATTTCTATTATGGCAGATATGTATATGAGCAACGCATCGTGGAGAGCATTGTCGCACGGAGAAACATCTGGTTCTATCGTATTGGCTGATGATAAACTTACTATACCTCACGCTGTTACTGAAATTGTTTCTGTTATTGCACCAGATACCACTGACGTAACAGACAAGTTTACTGTAGAAGATGATGGCGTAACCGATACTACATTCAATGATGGAGTTCTTACGTGGAATGATAGTATTAACGCAAGTCAGCCTGGTACCTATACAGTAACATACAAACATTATACTCACGGTAATATTACGACTGCATCATATTTTGCTGTCAATTCATATACTGATGCTGGTATTATTTACGATGAAGTTCCAGGATATCGTGATACAAGCACTGTAAGTCGTAACCTTGCTGACCACATAGACTTTAGAGCCTCTGATGCCGATTACACAGTTGGTACATATTTACCTCTGCCGGGGTCTGCTATTTCTGTTTCTTATGATTATTATCAACCACGAAGAGACCGATTAGTAATTAACGATGATGGGTATATTAAAATCAAACAGGGATTTCCTTCTGATGATCCTATTCTTCCAACTGAAGAATTAAATGAATTGACCTTGTACAATATATTTGTACCAGCATACACTTATAATCATAAAAATATTAATGTCGCACACGTAAAAAATAAAAGATTTACGATGCAGGACATCCGTGGCATTGAAAAGAGGGTAGAAAATTTAGAGTATTACACAGCATTAAATCTCTTAGAAAAATCTACTGCTGATATGCAAGTTATTGATACTGCAGGATTAGAGAGATATAAGAATGGTATGTTAATCGACCCATTCGTTGACCACGGTATTGGAGATGTTGTAGACGAAGCATATTATTGTGCCATATATCCAGAAGCAAGAATTTGTACTGTCCCGTATGAAATGTACGGTATGGACTGCGAAGGTGGTGTAAATACTAATATTAAAACAAATAATCTGACATATACTCTTGATTTCACAGTACAAGAAGGGTGGATTATACAGCCGTATGGCTCACAAGTAATTAACTTGAATCCATTCGCAAGAAAATCTTGGATTGGATTCTGTACGCTTACTCCACAATCTGATACGTGGTTTGAAGAACTTTATATGCCTGACGTTATTATTCAAAACGAAAATAACAATGCAGTACGCCAACAAGTAGAAACTTTTGGAACACAAACGAGATGGAATGCTTGGCAGACTGAGTGGTCTGGTTGGGCTGATATCGGTGGTAGAGAGAATGTTCGAGGCGGAGGAGAATCAGTCTCTTTCTCAGGCAATCTCAGTAGGGGTGGGGGCAGTGGAACAGATCAAGAAGCGTGGGCTTCAGGTACTCACTGGGGTTCAGGCACCATTCCAAGAGGTTCCTCTAGAAATCGCCCTACCCGTCAAAGAACGGTTTGGAGAAATGTAACATCTACTGAAAATTGGGATCAACGTCAACAAGAAACACTAAATCAATCAAGAACCGGAACAAAGTCTTGGTTTGAGATCAATGAAACTCGCAGACAAGTTGGTGACAGATTCGTTGACGCTTCTGCTATCCCTTGGATGAGGTCAGTGCCTGTTACTATTGACGTAGAAAAACTACGACCAAATACTGTAATGCACTTTGAGTTTGATGAAATTGATGTTGATGCTTATATCACGCCA